AGACGAGGCGGTTCTAATAATCCTCTCAACGCCTATAGCAATTTTAGCTTGGGCAGTGGTATCGGATGACCCTACAGCAATGGACAAAGTAAAGCTGTTTTTTGAGATGTTTTCAGAATTACCCAAATGGTTTACTAATTTATGGATACTTGTAGTTGCTAGTATTTATGGTATAAAGGGAACTCAAATATTTAAAGGAGGGAAAAAATAATGACAAAAGAAACAATTACAAAAGCACCAAAAATTGAAAAAGGATTAGGTGTAGGTAAAGATGGATTTTTAAAAGGCGGAATTGATATTTCTAAAGAAGTTTCAAGTCCATTAGAATCTCAAACAAACGATGCAAAATATGGTAAAAGAATGTTAGCATCTAAATCTAAAAAAGTTACTTGGTACTAAATTAAAAAAGGAAAACAATGCCTGGAAAAGAATTAAAAGGAAGAAGTAAAAGAGCAATGTACAGCAACGGTAAGTTAGTTGGTGGACAAAAAAAATTAGACGTAGCTCTACCAAAAGGAGTTTTAAATAAAGCTGATTTTAAAGCATTAGGTAATGCTGGTAGTAAAAAAAAAGGAGCCAAAGTATAATGGGAGTAGGATTTTTTAATGTTTTTAAAAATGCGCCTGTTATTGGAAAAAAAATAAAAGAAGGTGTTTCAGCAATAAAGTCAGTTGCACCTAATGTTAAATTTAGAAATGAAGAATCTAAAAAATTGTTTGAAAAAATTAAAAAAAATAAATTAAAAGGAAATAAATAATGAGTCTATGGGAAAATGTAAGAGATAAAAAGAAAAGAGGAGAAAAAATGAATTCAAAAAAAAATAGCACTATTTCTTCTAAAGTTTATGCAGAATCAAAAAAAGGTTTTCCGAACAGTAAAAAAAACAAAGATAAAAAGAAAAAAGTAACAGCGTAATGAGAACCTATTTTAATGATGGTGGAAGTGCGGCATGGACTAGAAAAGAAGGTAAGTCTGAGTCCGGTGGCTTAAATCAAAAAGGCAGAGACAGCTATAAAGGCGGCACGTTAAAAGCACCTACAAAATCAAAAACAAATCCAAGACGTAAATCATTCTGTGCTCGTATGAGCGGAATGAAGAAGAAACTAACATCAGCTAAAACAGCAAATGACCCTAATTCAAGAATAAACAAATCACTACGAAAGTGGGATTGTTAGTGGATCCATTAGTTTTAGTAACTAAACTACAAAGAATCCTACAAGACAATCTACAAAGAATAGGTGAAACTATGATTTCTGGTGGGGTTGACAATATGGAGAAATATCAATATATGTTAGGTCAAGCAAGATCATATCAATATATTTTACAGGAAATCTCTAACCTGCTAAACAACAAGGAGCAAAAAGATGAGCAAGGAAACGTTATCAACATCGACAGAGATCCCAAAGCATAACAATGCACTGGAAGAAAAATACAAAGACATAAAAGAAAAAGAACCTTTAAATCCCGAAACTATTGAAGCACAAAGATCCCAGTTACCAGAGCCAAGCGGCTGGAGACTTTTAGTTTTACCTTTTACACCAAAAGAAAAAAGTAAAGGCGGAATTATTTTTACACAAGAATCTTTAGACAAATTACGTATATCCACTAACTGTGGTTATGTACTCAAGTTAGGACCGTTGGCCTATCATGACAAAGAAAAATATCCAACAGGACCGTGGTGCAAAGAAAAACAGTGGGTTATTTTTGCACGATATGCCGGATCAAGATTACCCATCGAAGGCGGAGAAGTTCGTTTATTAAATGATGACGAAGTTTTAGGAACAATAGAAGATCCTGAATCCGTACTTCTTAACGTTTAACACATAGAAGGAGTAAGACTATGCCAGACACAGAAGAAATAAAAAAAGGACCTATGGTAGATATAGATACTTCAGGACCTGAAGTAGATGTAGATATCACAGAAGATAAAAAAGAAAATAAAGAAGCAGCAAAAGAAACTGAAGTTCTTGAAGAAGAAGTAGTAGTAGAACAAGAAGAAAAAGTTCAAGAAGTTAAACCAGAAGAAAACAAACCAGAAATAGAAGAGTATGGTAAAGGTGTTCAAAAAAGAATAGCTGATTTAACTAAAAAATGGCGTGAGGCAGAGAGACAAAAAGAAGCCGCTTTAGATTTTGCTAAAGGCGTTCAACAAGAACACACACATTTAAAAACAAGATTTTCAAAAATGGAACCAAATTATGTTCAAGCTTTGGAAAGTAGATTAACATCTGGAATAGAAGCAGCAAAAGCAAAACTTACAACAGCAAGAGACGCTGGTGATATTAACGCTGAAGTTGAAGCTCAAAGAGATATATCTAGACTTGGTTTAGATGAAGCAAGACTTCATTCTATGAAGGAAAGACAATCTGAAAATAGAGAACAGGTTGTTAGAACTCCTTCAGCAGAACAAGCAGTTGCTCAACAAACACCTGCACCAGATCCAAAAGCTGAAGCATGGGCTGAGAAAAACTCTTGGTTTGGACAAGATAGTGCCATGACGTATACAGCATTTGATTTACATAAAAAACTTACAGAACAAGAAGGTTTTGACCCTAATTCTGATGAGTATTATGCAGAAGTTGATAAGCGTATGTTACTTGACTTTCCCCATAAATTTGGTACAACAGAATCAAAGGTTTCGACTAAACCTGCACAAACAGTAGTGTCAGCGACACGAAGTGCAAGACCAGGTCGCAAAACTGTGAGGCTCACACCATCACAGGTCACAATCGCTAGAAAATTAGGTGTGCCATTAGAAGAGTATGCGAAACAATTAAAAATCACGGAAGGAGTATAAGCATATGGAAAATGATAAAATAAAAGCTTCACGTGCGAGTCAAACTAGGTCTAAAGAAGAAAGACCAAAAGTATGGACTCCACCATCATCTTTAGATTCACCCCCTGCACCAGACGGGTACAAACATAGATGGATAAGAGCTGAGTCAATGGGATTCGATGATACGAAAAACATGTCAGCTAAATTAAGATCAGGATACGAATTGGTTAGAGCCGATCAATATCCAGATAGTGATTATCCAGCTATTACCGAAGGTAAATACAAGGGAATGATCGGGGTTGGCGGCCTATTGCTGGCTAGGATATCTGACGAGTTAGTTGAATCACGAAAAGCGTATTTTGCAAAACAAACACAAGACAAGAATGACGCTATCGACAACGACCTCATGAAGGAACAGCATCCAAGTATGCCTATCAATAGTGATAGACAGACTCGTGTAACCTTCGGTGGTACAAAGAAAAGTTAATTTTTTAACGATTCTCGGGTTAATCCCTACCAACGAAATAACAATTAACCCGTTTACGGGTAAAACCGTAAACAGAATAAGGATAAAAATATGGCAAATCAAGACGCAGCGTTCGGTTTTAGACCAGCAAGAAATCTTACTGGTGGACAAATAAGAACAGAAGAATATGCTATAGCTAATAACTACGGTTCAAGCATTTTCACTGGACAAATAGTTGAAGCAGTAGCAGCTGGCGGTATTGAAGCAGCAGCGGCAGGAGACACTCAACAATTGGGTACTTTTGCAGGCGTGTTTTACACTGACCCAACAACAAGTAAACCAACATGGAAAGCATACTATCCAGCTAGCACGGCAGCAGCTGATATAGTAGCTTCAGTAGTAGCGGACCCCTATGTAGTGTTTGAAGCACAACACGATGGTACGGGTACGGCAGCGATGAACAGTTCGGATTTCGATTTTACAGGAGTAGGCGGAAGCACACTTTCTGGACAATCAACTTCTGAAATTGATACATCAACGACAGGTACTGCTGGTGGATTAAAACAACTTGGAATATCCAAAGATCCATCAAACAATGATACAAGCACAGCAAATGCTAACGCATATGTTGTCATCAATACTGGTGAGCATGTATTTAAACTAACAACAGGCGTATAATAGAATAGGAGAATAATATTATGGCAATATCAAGATCACAACTAGTAAAAGAACTAGAGCCAGGATTGAATGCACTATTCGGCCTGGAATATAAAAACTACACAGATGAACACACACAAATTTTCGACATCGAAAATTCAGACAGAGCTTTTGAAGAAGAAGTAATGTTAAGTGGTTTCGGAAATGCAGAAGTAAAACCTGAAGGTTCTTCAGTTAATTACGATGATGCAAAAGAAACATTCACTGCTAGATACACTCACGAAACGCTTGCTTTAGCGTTCTCAATCACTGAAGAAGCGATTGAAGATAACTTGTATGACAGACTTGCGTCTAGATATACAAAAGCATTAGCTAGATCTATGGCTAACGCAAAACAAGTTAAAGCAGCAAATGTGTTAAACAATGCGTTTAGCTCATCTTTCACAGGTGGTGATGGAGTAGAACTTTGTTCTGCTGTTCACCCAATCGTTGCTGGAACGTTCAAAAATGAACTATCAACTGCAGCTGATCTTAACGAAACATCGTTAGAGCAGTCGTTAATTGATATCGCAGGAATGACTGATGAAAGAGGACTAAAAATTGCAGCAAGAGGAATGAAAATGATTATTCCTTCTGAGTTACAATTCACAGCTGAGAGATTGATGAAATCTCAAGGTAGAGTTGCAACTGCTGACAATGACATCAACGCAATAGCTAACATGGGAATGATCCCACAAGGCTATGTAGTTAATCACTACTTAACTGACACAGATGCGTTTTTCATCAAAACTGATGTACCTAATGGACTAAAAATGTTTGTTAGAGCACCAGTTAAAACAGCGATGGAAGGTGACTTCGAATCTGGAAACGTAAGATACAAAGCTAGAGAGAGATATTCATTTGGATTCTCAGACCCTAGAGGTATCTTCGGATCACCAGGCGCAGCGTAATCTAAACTAAACTTAAGTGAGGCGGCCTAAAAACCGCCTCATTTTTTTTGCATACTCTAAAACCAATGAAAAAATTCTTAATTAAAATTACTGCCTACGGATACATAACTGAGTTTACAGTTATGGCACAAGATAGTTCTGAAGAAATAGAAAATGCTATACTTGACAAACTAGGAAAAAATGATATTAATTGGGAGAAGTCAGGCTTTTATAGTTTGACAAAAAAATGGTTAACCTTTGAGGAGATTAACGATGACAAACTTGCAAGACCTATACAAACAGAAAAGG